AAAGGTGCTTACAGGGCTGAAAGAGATCCAAATGCTAAAGGTGAATGGGAAGACGTATATAAAGATTATAAAAGAGCAGGTGGTAAGGTTGGTTTCTTTACATCAATTAAAACTTTAGAAAATAAATTAGATGACATACAAAGTGAACTTGGAAACCTTAATACAGAAAAGAAATCAAATGCAGCCCTTAAAAAAGGTTCTAAATTATTAAAAGGAGTTGGTAAATATATATCTGATGTTAATGCAGCAGTTGAGAACGCTGTTCGTGTATCAGCTTTTAAAGCGGCATTAGATGCTGGTTTTACAGAAACTCAAGCAGCAAGTCTTTCTAAGAACTTAACTGTTAACTTTAATAGAAAAGGTGAATGGGGTGGACTTATTAACTCTATGTACTTATTCTATAATGCATCTATTCAAGGTAGTGTTCGTGTATTACAGGCTTCATTTAGAAGCCCTAAGATAAGAAAAATTCTTTATGGTATCACTGCTGGTTCATTCGTATTAGACATGTTGAATAGAATGGTAGCTGGTGAAGATGATGATGGAAGAAACAGATACGATAAATTAAGTGGATGGGTAAAAGCTCACAATCTTATTTTATTCTTACCAGGCACTGAAAAGTATGTAGCTATTCCTATGCCATATGGATACAATGTAATGGCTGTATTAGGACAAACTATGGCTTCATCTATGCCAGAAGATATGGGTGGCTCTAATAAGAAACAAGTATCTATAGGAGATAATGCAACAAGAACTGTTGGTTCTATGTTTAATTCTTTTAATCCTATTGGTGGTTCTTCTAGTGTAGTTGAATTTGTTTCACCTACAATTTTAAAACCTGCTGTACAATTAATGCAGAATGAAGATTATGCTGGTCGTTCTATTTATCCACCAGATAATCCATTTGATGGCAATGCGGGGCCACCAGATAGTCAACGGTATTGGAATGCTTCAAGTATTTCTCAAGTAACAGCTAACACACTTAATAGCTTAACAGGTGGTAGCAAAATGGAAAAAGGATTTATAGATTTCTCACCAGAGACTATGGACTTTTGGTTTGGACATGCATTTGGTGGTGTTGGAGCTTTCACTGGAAGAACTACTGAATTAGGTAAAAACATTCTTACAGGTCAATGGGATGAAATAGGGCCTAACCAAGTTCCTTTTACTCGTAGAGTATATAAATCTCAGCCAACATTTGTTGATAAGCAAACTTACTTTGACATCAGAGATGAAGTTAAGATTGCCGAGAACTTAATGGAGTATCATAGAAAAGAAGGTAACAAGGAAGCTCTTAAAAATGTAAGAAAAGACAGAGGTGGTTTACTTCGTCTTCGACCAATGATTAAGGGAATTGAATCTCAAAGAAGAAAAATAAGACAACAAGTTAAGTTTATTGAAGACAGTAAGAGATTAACAGAAGATCAGAAAAAAGATAAAATTAAAAAGTTATTAGATAGAGAGTCTTTAATCATACAAAGATTTATTAAAAGAGCAGATCAAATATTAGGATAGGAGACCAAATGGCTGAGTGGGAGAAAGAGATTGCGGAACTGAAAGCTGACAGTGCTGCTTTGTGTACGGATATAAAATATATAAGAGAAGATATTGGAGTTATTCAAAAGCAGATTAGAGACCTCAACAAGACTTCAAATATGGGTCTCGGTGGAATTAAAGTATTCTTAGCTGTTGGAGGTATTTTAGGGGCTATCTGGGCTTTTATGAAAATTACCGATTGATATAGAACGGAACTTTCGGTATGTAAAGGGGAACAATCATAGAACAAAACAAAATATGGTGGATAAAAAAATATACAAGCGTATATTATGCGTGACAGATTTACACGCACCCTACAATCACCCTAATAGTATGGATTTTATTAGGGGATGCAATAAGGTGTTTAAGCCAGATTGTGTCATAAATATGGGTGACGAGTTGGATTTTTCTGCTTCAAGTTACCATGAATCCTCAACGGAACTGTATAATCCAGCGAGGGAACTTGAAGAAGGGAAAAAAACCATCAAGGAATTGGAGAAGATGTTTCCTTCCATGATGCTGTTGGATTCCAATCACGGTAGTATGGCTTTCAGAAAAGCGAATACGGCAGGGATAGCCCAGAGCTTACTCAAGCCGTATAATGAAATGCTCGGTGTGAGCAAAAAATGGACGTGGCATAATTCAATCACCTTGAACACTCCGATGGGGTTGGTGTATTTCGTGCATCAGCAGTCATCCAATGTGTTGCAAGTGTGTGCGGCTGTGTCAATGAACGTAGTCCAAGCTCACTATCATACGAAGGCGTGTATTCATTACATCAGTTCGCCTGAGAAATTAATGTGGGCGATGAGTACTGGATGTCTCATTGACAAGAATCACTTGGCTTTCAAGTATAGCCGTGTCATTGTCAAAAGACCAATTTTAAGTTTAGCCGTTATAGACAACGGAATTCCTCGTTTAGTGCCAATGGTACTGAAACGCAACGGAGAGTGGGATGGAAAAGTACACCTCTAAGGATTTAGTTAACAAGCCACCACACTATCGGTTTGGTGGATATGAGTTATTGGAAGTAATTAAGGCAAAATTAAGGGAGTCTAAAATGGATGCTGTACAAGCGGGTCTGTGGATTCAGTTAATACAATACTTGTTTAGATTTGATGTGAAGGGCGATCCTTTGCAGGATTTAGGCAAAGCAAGATTTTATCTCAATGATTTATATAAAGAAACCGAAAAAAATACTACCGAAACGTAGAAATTTTGATAATATGACCTTTAAGGAGTTTGTTGTCAAGATGGAGAAGATGCACAAACTCAATGCCAAAGTTGGCAAAGTTAACGTAGAAACAGGAGGAAAATATGGAAAAAGCAAAAGAAATGTGGAACGGACTTAGTAAACAGAAAAAAATATTTGCTGTTGCTGTAGCTGCAATTATTATTTTTGTTATTATAAAAGGCATATTCTAATGTGGGGATTTTTATTGAAGCCTTTGCTCGGTGTCGCAGGAGATGCCGTCAAAGGCTTCGTTGCTACTAAGAAAGCAAAAGCTGAAAACAAATTAACAGAAATAAAAGCTAATACTAAATTGAAGCAACAACAAATTGCCGGGAAAGTATCCTGGGAAGCATCTGCCGTTGATCAAATGCAAGGATCGTGGAAAGACGAACTAATTTTAATTGTTCTTCTAGGCCCTGCAATTTTGGTTTTTATTCCTGGTATGACGGAGCATGTAGAGAGAGGCTTTATTGCTTTGCAACAGCTTCCCGATTACTATAAGCATTTACTTTACATAGCTTGTTCAGCAAGTTTTGGCATTAAGGGAGCAACATCAGCCGTTAAGTTTTTTGGTAAGAAAAAATGATGGAAAAAGTTATAACGCTGCTAGTAGGATTGCTAATAGCTCTTGGCGGATGGACATTAACAAGAACTTTTGAGCTTTCTACAGATTTAGTTGTTAGTCAAGAAAAAGTTAATAAGCTAGAAAAACAAGTTGAAAAACTGGAAGACCAAATGGATGATATGATGGATATGGATGAAGAGATAGTCCGTCAGCATGAAAATTTGTTTCAGCAATTGTCCAGTGACAAGAAAGGTAAATACGAGTATTAATGATTTCACCAGAGAGATTAGATAAATGGAGAATATTCCCTCGTTTGCTAATTACTTTATATGGAGCCGCTTTTTGGCGTACAACAGAGTGGTTCATGAGTTTACCAGATCCAACGAATGCACAATCAGCTTATGTATCAATAGTCGTTGGTGCGGGTGCTGCTTGGTTCGGTCTGTATGTGGGTGGAAGCAAACAAGCCTCAGTAAAGGTTGAGAATAAAGAGCAATGAAACAAGATAAAGAAGAATATGTAGCTCAATGGTATTGGCAAAAGGATTGGAAAGACGAGTGGTGCAAGGCATACTATGTTGGGCCAAGAATAGATTGGATGTATTTACTTGAAGGAACTGACGGTAATTGACCTTTTTGCGGGTATTGGTGGATTCAGCTATGGATTGCACAATGCTTCGTCAAAATTCAAGACAATCGCCTTTGCGGAGATAGACCAATTTTGCAATAAAGTATTAAAAAAGAATTTTGGGAATGTTAAAATATATGAGGATGTAAGAGATGTCAGAATTAAACAGCCAGTATTCCTTGTTTGCGGGGGATTCCCCTGCCAAGGATTCAGTGTTGCCGGACTTCAGCGAGGAACGAAAGACAATCGCTACCTCTGGCCAGAGATGTTTAATGTCATCAAACACACCAAGCCAAGGTGGGTTATTGCGGAAAATGTCCGAGGAATTGTTAATGTCGAAGACGGCATGGCTTTCAAAAAGGTGTACACTGACTTGGAAAGTGAAGGATACGAAGTCCAAGCGTTTAATATACCAGCTTCAGCCAAGGGTGCGTGGCACAGGCGGGAACGCATTTGGTTCGTTGCCTGCAACCCAGATGTTGTCTACCCCTACGACTTTCGATGCGAACAACATACAGAAGCCGAGGAAAAAGGCAACGGGAGGGCAGAAGCCACCCCTATGTCAGGAAGTTCATCAGATGTATCCAACTCCAGTGTCAAACGACCACGACAAGGAAAAGATAGATGTTTGGAAGAAAAG